TAAAGGATGACCAGAGCCAGTGATCTAGCAAAACTATTAGGAGCAGGTGCTACCATCAATGATGGTACAACTATAACGACTGCTGATAATGACCCACAATTAATATTAACATCAACTGATGCTGATGCAAATAGAGGTCCCGAGCTTCATTTTGTAAGAGATAGTGCTAGTCCTGCTGATAATGATTTGTGTGGAACTATTAAAGCTTTTGGAAAAAATAGTGCAGGAGAAGATGTTCAATTAGGTGAAATTATTTTTAGAAATGAAGATGTTACAGATGGTACAGAAGATGGTCAAATAATTTTAAATATGATGAGAAATGGTGCTTCAGCACAAGTCATGAAACTAAGTTCAACAGAAACGGTTCTCAATGGAGATAGTTTAGACTTAGACTTTCGTATTGAATCAGATAATCTTACTCATGCTTTGTTTGTTAATGGTGCAGATGGTAATGTGGGTATTGGCACTAATGTATCAGGAAGAGCAGATGAAGGTGCTGATAGACTGACTATTGCAGATTCTGGACATAGTGGAATGACAATAAGAAGTGGCACAACTCATTATGGTTCTATTAACTTTTCAGATGCTACAACTGGTACTGGAACATATCAAGGCTCAATATATTATCTACATGATACAAATAAAATGGTATTGGCTAATTCTGGTATTGATATAATGACAATATTAGGTACTGACGTCTTAATAGGTTTAACTACTAGTAATAGTTCAGACGAAGCTCTACAAGTCTATAAAAATGGTAATCCTGCACTTTCTGTTGCAAGACAACAAGATGGTACTCTTGTTCATTTAAGAGTTGGTTCTGTTAATGGAGCAACACATGGGTCTATTGATATATCAGGAACAACTTGTTCTTATAATGCTTTTAGTGGTTCTCACTGGAGTAGATTATCTGATAACTCTAAACCAACTATACTCAAAGGCACAATAATTGAAACTATTGATGAGATGTGCGACTGGTATCAAGCAGAGTTTACAGTTCCAGCAACAGATGAAGAAGATGAATATACTATGAGTGAACCTATTGCATTACCAAGTGGTAAATCTGTAGGAGATACAATAACTCATACATATGAAGGAACTGATTATACTGCAACTATTGTAAAAGAAGGTGATGAAAAGCATGTTAAGTGTAAAATATCAGATACAGAAGACAGTAAGAAAGTATATGGTGTTCATAGGTCTTGGGATTCAGATGACGATACAGTCAATGATATGTATGTAACTGCTGTTGGTACTCATGTAGTAAGAATCAACAAAGACGTAACTGTTTCAGCAGGTGACTTGCTTTCATCTAATGGTGACGGCACAGCTAAAGTACAAGATGATGACATCATAAGAAGCAAGACTATTGGCAAAGTGTTAACAAACATTAAACAAGAGACATATGACGATGGCAGTTATACTGTTCCTTGTGCATTGTACTGTGGGTAATTAAATGTTAGGTCACTCAGCCATTGCCGAAACTTCCATTGCAGATGTAGGTGGTCTTGTATTAGCTGGTGTGGCAGAGATGAGTGCTATATCAACTAAGACTTCTGTAGGTGTTGGTATATTAGGCGGTATAGCAGATATAAGTGGTGACTTTACACAGACATCTACTGGTACGTTTATAGGTATTACATCTGCCGAACTAAGTGTTGAGTTCACACAAAGCACAGCAGCAAATAGATTAGATGTATCTGAGATAGACTTAACAACGGAGTTTACTCAAACGTCAAATGGTATTATGATAAGGACAGGTGTTGCAAGTAAAGATCTTAACTTTACTAAGACAACAACAGGTGATTTAAAGTTTATAGAGGTTGATGCAAGTGCAACACCAGAAAGTTATACAGAAATAACACCGAGTGGCACAGAAAGTTGGACAACAATAACTCCGTCTGGAACAGAAACATGGACAGAGATAGAATTGTAAAAGTTAAACTTAACTTTTAGAGAGGCAAAAATGGCAAGTACATATACATCAAATACAGGAATAGAAAAAATTGGTTCTGGTGAACAGGCGGGTGCTTGGGGTACAACTACAAATAACAATTTTGATATAATAGATAGAGCTTTAAATGGTTCTGTTACATTAACGATTACAGGTGATACAACCCTTTCTACAACAGATGGCACTTTATCTAATGGTCAATTTAAAATTATAATATTGGCAGGATCACCCGGATCTGGATTTAACTTAACAATAGATCCTAACGATCAACAAAAATGGTATTTTATTAAGAATAGCAGTGGTCAAACAGCCACAGTAAAACAAGGCGGTGGTAGTGGTAGCACAGTTGCGGTTGCAACTGGATTAACGGCAATACTATTTGCTGACGGCACAGGTAGTAATGCTAATGTATCATCTATTGCACCAACTGATTTAGTTGCTGATCCGACTCCCCAGCTTGGAGGAAACTTGGACACCAATGGTAACGCAATATTATTTGGATCAAGTAAATGGGCAATATCACTAGATACTGGTGATAATGAATTATTATTTAAGTATAATGGCACAACAGTATTTAAGCTAGGCTCTAATGGTGCAGTAACATCTGCTAATAATGTAACAGCGTTTGGAACAAGTTTATAATGACACTACAATCTAGTGGTACAATATCATTAGCCAATTTAAGAGATGAATATAATAATGGTTCATCTGATCCTATTGTATTGAATGATTATTATAGAGGTGGCTCATTAGTTAGAGCAAATGCTGCAAATAATACAGCAACCAATTTGTCTGCTGATGTACCTACTAGTGCAAATAATAGTTCGTTATCAGTAAATGATTTTTATGGACAGACTAGAGCATTTAGAAAAACATACTCATCTACTGCTACAGATCAAAGTGGTGTAGGTGTTTTTGGTGATGACTTTGCGGTAAATTATCCAAAGCAAATAGTTATTAATTCTTCGCAAACAATAGGAGCTACAAGCACTTCCGCACCTGCTTTGAAGATAGACAGCACTGGAGCAGGCACAATTACTATAACTAACAATGGTAGCATAGAAGGTGCTGGTGGTGCGGCAGGATCAGTAGGTGGTAATGCCTTACAAGTTGATGGCAGTGTTTCTGTTGCTCTCGTAAATAATGGCACAATCAAAGCTGGTGGTGGTGGAGGTGGTGCTGGAGGCACTGGTGGTAATGGAGTATTTACAGCAAATGCTACATTCTCTAACTTAGTAGATGAAGGTGGCGGCGGCACTTCTACTCCACAAAACAATAAACCAAGTTGGTTAAATTCTATTTACACAGGCGCTGGTAACTTAGATGGTGGCGTAGGCACAGTTGTAGAAAATAGAAAATGGGGTGGTATTGGAGCGCAATTTAATAGAGGTATTAATCCATCACAGTTTGATTTTAATGCTTTGGGTGGTGCGGGAACAGGTTTATTTGGACAATGTGCAAATAGAGGTCCAATATTTGTATCTGTACAAACAAATCAAACTGGTATTTATACGGTTACTGCTGGTATTACTAGTACTTATGGTCAGGGATATGGAACACCAACTATATCAGTAAGTACAAGTACATCAAGTGCTGGAAGTTCTTTTTCAAATAGTGGTTCTGCTAATATTACTGAATCAACTACAACATATTTTACTGCTTATGGAACTACATCAAATAATAAAGATTATTATTATAATACTTTAAGCATGTCAGTTTCTGGCACCTGTACAGCAATTTCTACAGGCGGATCTGGTGGATCAGGTGGTGTAGGTCAAGGGTTTAATCAATCTGCGGGATCTGCAGGTAGCGGTTCATCTGGTTCAAATAATGCAGGATCTGGTGGCAATGGCGGAGCAGGAGGTGCTTTTGGATCAGCGGGTTCTTCTGGTTCTTCTGGTGGCAATGGTAGTGGTACATCAATAAGTTTTCCATCTTCAGCACCAACTAACGGTACAAGTGGTTCATCTGGTGGAGCATCAGGTAAATCAATACAAGGTGTCAGTAACGTTTCATCAAGTGGTAGTGGTTCTTTATCTGGGGGTACAGCATAATGCCTTTAAACAAGTTAAATTTTAAATCAGGTATAACATCAGATATAACACCGTATAGTAATGAAGGTGGTTTTGTTGATTGCGATAAAATAAGATTTAGACTTGGTTATCCTGAAAAAATGGGTGGTTGGGTAAAATATACTACTGATACATTTCAAGGCTCTGCAAGAAGACTGCATAACTGGATCGCTCTTGATGGATCTGATTTCTTAGGTCTTGGCACAGAGTTAAAATATTATATAGAAGAAGGGCAGTCATTTAATGATATAACTCCTATAAGGAACACAACATCTGCTGGTGATGTTACATTTGCGGCAACTAATGGATCAGCCGCAATAACAGTTACTGATCCCGCTCATGGTGCTAATGAAAATGATTTTGTTACATTTTCTGGTGCTGCTTCATTAGGTGGCAACATAACTGCCGCAGTATTAAATGCAGAATATAAAATTACATCTTTGATAAGCTCTAATACATACATAATAACAGCAACAGCTACTGCTAATGGATCAGATACTGGTAACGGTGGATCAAGTGTAGTTGGTGCGTATCAATTAAACACAGGATTAAACACAACTGTTGGTGGTACAGGCTGGGGTGCTGGACAATGGAGTGGTACTACAAGTAGCGCTTTATCTACACAGCTTAACGAAGCATTAGATGATAGTGAAACTGGTGTTGATGTAGACGATGAAACAGGTATGAATACAGAGGGCGATGTTATTTTGGTTGATAATGAGCTTATGCTTATATCAGCAACTGGCGATGACAACACAATGACTGTAACTCGTGGACATAGCGGCACAACAGCAGCAACTCATGCAGACAATACTGTTGTGAGGTTAGCTGTTGGTAATACAATTTCAACAGATGACTTTGTTGGCTGGGGTAGCGCAGCATCTATTACAGTTCCGGGTGCGCAAATAAGGCTGTGGTCACATGATAACTTTGGCGAAGATCTTTTACTAAATCCAAGAGATGGTGGTTTATTCTATTGGGATAGAACAGGTGGTCTAGCTGCTAGAGCAGTAGAGTTAAGTGCTAGTAGCACATACACAGGTCAAAGAAGTGTACCACAGATATGCAAACAAATAATAGTATCAGATAGTGATAGGCATGTAATAGCTTTTGGGTGCGATGGATTAGGTGCAAGTTTATCTGCAACTCAAGGCAATGGAGTGCAAGATCCTTTATTAATTAGATTCTCATCTCAAGAAAATCCTGTTGATTGGTTTCCTACAACTACAAATACAGCAGGAGATATAAGACTTGGTGGCGGTTCTGAGTTTATGCAGGCAATAGAAACAAAAGAACAAATATTAGTCTTTACCAATAAGAGTTTACATTCTATGAGATTTATTGGTCCACCATTTACATTTGGTATAAAAGAGCTTTCTAAAAATATAACTATAATGAGTCCTGCAGCAGCCATAGCTGTTGATGATAGCGTTTATTGGATGGGTGTAGATACATTTTATATGTACACAGGACAAACACAGCAAATACCATGTAGTGTCAAAGACAAAGTATTTTTAGATTTTAACTTTGAAGAGAAAGATAAGGTACATTCAGGTGTAAACTCTGAGTTTAGTGAGATAATATGGTTCTATCCTAGTGCAAGTAGTACTGAAGTAGATAGGTATATTACATATAATTATTTAGAGAATATTTGGTATTTTGGCACATTAGGAAGACAGGCGTGGCTTGATAGAGGCATTAGAACATTGCCAGTATCTACTGGAGATCAATATTTATACAATCATGAGACAGGTTTCGATGATGATGGATCAGCCATGACAGCATTTGTTGAGTCAGCTCCAATGTCATTAGGAGATGCAGGCAGGCTATCTTTTGTTAATAGAATAATACCTGATGTAAATTTTAGTGGCTCTACATCTATAAACCCTACTGTAGATTTTACTGTTAAAGCCAGAACTCATTCTGGTTCAGGGTTTACACAAACAGATGATAGCAATACAACACAAAGAACCGCAACAACACCAGTAGAAGTTTATACAGAAAAATTAGATTTAAGAGTAAGAGGCAGAACATTTGCTTTAAGAGTTGAATCTACAGCACTTGGAACAAAATTTAAGTTAGGATCACCACAAATTAATGTGGTTCCAGATGGAAGAAGATAATGTTAGTTGTAAGTATACCGCAATATGTACAAGGTCTTACAAATGCAAAAGTAGATTTAACCACTACTAATTTAACTACTTTGTATACAGCGCCTACAACAGCAGATTTTAATGCATCTGTTATAAATTCTATACTTGTATCCGAAGATAGCGGTAATGCAGACACAATAACAGTAACATTAACTGACTCAAGCAATGCAGTATTTAGTTTGTTTAAAGTAAAAGCAGTGGCAGCAAATACTACAATAGAACTGTTAACAAGAGATTTAATAATACAAGAGGGTGAAATATTAAAAGTACAAGCAGCTACAGCAAACAGATTGCATGTTGTTGCTAGTGTTCAGGAGTTTGCGATACACAGAACTCCACAGAGCGCTTTATAATGACAGCATTTATGTTGGCATGCTACTTAAATGGAGTTGCAGATGGACAAATATACTTTCGATCAGCGGCAGATTGCGTTACTTTTTCTAGATATTTAAGTAAGCAAGAATATGATATGAAAGGTAAAACACAGGTTTATGATTGTATTTGTAAACTTGTGCCATTAGTAAACGAAGAGAAAGTGAGGGTATATTAATGTTAACAGCACTAATAGGGCCAGTAAGTAACTTGCTTGGCAAGTTTATAGAAGACAAAGACATGAAAAACAAGTTGGCACATGAAGTGGCAACTATGGCTGAGAATCATGCGCAGGAGCTTGCAAAGGGTCAATTAGAAATTAACAAGGCAGAAGCCACCCATAAATCAATCTTTGTTGCTGGATGGCGCCCCTTTATTGGCTGGACATGCGGTATTGCCCTATGTTGGCATTTCGTACTGGCACCTGTTACTATGTTTGTTTGTGCATATTTGACTATACAAATACCAGATTTACCAACTTTTGATATGGGATCACTTATGACTGTCTTGATGGGTATGCTCGGATTGGGCGGACTTAGAACATATGAAAAGCAGAAAGGGTTAACTAAATGAGTTTATATAGAAATATACAAGCCAAGAGAAGAAGAATAGCTGCTGGTAGTGGTGAGAAAATGCGTAAAGCTGGTGCAAAAGGAGCGCCTTCTAAAAAGAATTTTAAAAGAGCAAAGCAAACAGTTAAGAAAAAATAATGTCAGATAGACTTTTTAGGATAAGAAGAAAAATGGCAAAGAAAAAAGATCCCAAAGTAGGAACAGGTAAAAAGCCAAAAGGTTCTGGTAGACGTTTATATACCGATGAAAACCCAAAAGACACAGTGAGTATTAAGTTTGCAACACCTGCAGATGCAAGGGCTACAGTTGCTAAAGTTAAGAAAGTTAGCAAACCTTTTGCAAGAAAGATACAAATCTTGACTGTTGGAGAGCAAAGAGCAAAGGTTATGGGTAAGGCGGATGTAGCTAGTATATTTAAAAAAGGCAAAGAAAGTATTAGGAAAGCTAACAAAAAATGATTTGGACATGGTTAAGATTATCAAAGTTTTTTAATAAGATAGGCAATTATTTTTATTATAAACATGTGCAATGTGTTAAAAGAAACCAAAGGAGATAGTCGTGGATATAGAGCAACTAAGATTAGAGATAGAGGCAGACGAGGGGAACGTTCCTGAAATATACCTCGATCATTTAAAATTACCAACTTTTGGAATTGGTCACCTTGTAAAAAAGATAGATCCAGAACATGGTATGCCTGTTGGCACACCGGTAAGTAGAAAGCGTGTAAATAGCTGTTTTAATGAAGATATACAAGGAACTATAGAAGATTGCGAAAAGTTATATAAAGATTTCTATAGGTTGCCAGAGGAAGTAAAATTAATATTATGCAATATGATGTACAATCTGGGGTACACAAGGCTCTCAAAATTTAGTAAACTAAAGAAAGCTATAACTGAAAGTAATTGGGAAGAGGCATCAAAGCAGATGCATCAGTCAAAGTGGAGAACACAAGTACCAAACAGAGCAGAAAGATTAATAAGCAGAATGAAAGCAGTGGGAGCATAATATGTTATCAACAATATTAAGTTTAGCAGCGCCAGCGATATTAGGACCAGCAGGATTTGCTATATCTGGTATGACTCCAATGATGGCTAGTGCAATAGGCGGTGGAATAGGCTCATTATTACAAGGCGGTAGCACAGAAGATGCCTTGGGAGCCGCTGCTTTAGGAGGGCTTGGCGGATACTTGGGAGGTCAATTAGGTGGCGTAGGCGGTGCTACTGTTGATCCTAATTTGGCGGCAACAACTGCAACTCCATATGGATTTTCTAATGTTGCCGGAGCAGCCGGTGGCGGTGCATCAACCGCAGAAGCAATTAAGGGCGCTATACCAACAATGACATCAGGTTACGCTCCAATGGCAGAATCTGGAATTATGTCTGCATTAACTAGACCAGAGGCTATAGGTGGTGGATTGGGCGGTTTAATGGCAGATTCAATGATTAAGCCACCTGAATATGAGAAAAAAGAAAAAAGAATTTTTCCTGAAGGTATGGCCCCTGAAGATACTGTTAGATTTAAGAAAAAGCGTGATCCAAAAGATACCAGTGAATTTGACTATAACTTTGCACCAAACTACATGGCCGAAGGAGGTCCAGTAGAAGACGATATGATGGCTATGGATATGGGTCTAGGTGGCATGACAGAAGAAGGCATGAATGACAAAGAGTTAATAAGTAGTGCAATAGATGTCATACAAGGCGAAGTAACCGATCCTGATCAACAAAAAGTTATACTAGGTCAATTTGTAGCTCAGTTTGGACAAGAGGCATTACAAGATCTTATGACAAGAGTTCAGTCTGGAGATATACCATCTGGTCAACAAGAAGGGGATGGTATGGTAAGGGGTGCTGGTGATGGTATGTCTGACATGATACCTGCTTCTATGGAAGGAGATCAAGATGTATTACTTAGTGATGGTGAGTTTGTTGTTCCTGCTGACGTTGTTAGTGGCATCGGAAATGGGTCTTCAGACGCAGGTTCCAATAAACTAGAAGAAATGATGGACAGAGTAAGACAATTAAGAACTGGTGGTACTACACAACCACCTGCAGTGCCTGATGAGATGATGTTGCCTGCATGATATGCACGGCAGTTCCTCTAGAGGCGACAGATATAGTTTGGGGCGATGTTAGTGCGATGTTAAACAAAGCCATACAAACAAGTGGCGGTAAGTATCATATAGATGATATTTATAGGCATATAAAAGAAGGATACTATAATTTATGGCTAATTATAGATGAAAAGGAAGATGAAAAAGTGATAGCTGCAATAACAACTAGATTAATAGAATATCCTAACAGAAGAGCATTAGCTATGGATTGGGTAGGTGGCAAAAGAATGAGTGAATGGCTCCCTATTGCCCTAGAAAAATTTAATAGTTTTGCAAAAGATTGTGGATGTAGTCATTTAGAAGGCTATGGTAGAAAAGCATGGACTAAGGTATTAAAAAGTTATAACTGGAAACCTGAGTATATAGCATATAGAATGGAGATAGATAATGGGTAAAGGTGGATCAAGACCTCCAAGTCAACCAACGGAACAAAATATAACACAAACATCTTTGCCTGATTATTATGAGCCGTACGCTACGAGATTAATTGAAAGAGCAGAGGCGGAGTCAAAGCGTGACTATACCCCTTATGAGGGTCAAAGATTAGCTGCAGAAAATCAAGACACACAAGCATCAAGAGACTTAGCAAGGCAAGTTGCAGGGTCTCCTATTGCTGGTTTTGATACAGCAACAGCAGGTACAACGACTGCAATGAATAGAGCGTTACAGGGAACACAATACAAATCACAAGATTTTGATTCTGCACAAGCACAAAAGTATATGTCACCTTACTTGCAGAATGTATTAGATGTACAAAAACAACAAGCAGTATTGGACTTTAATAGAGGTCAAGCTGGTAGAAATGCTCAAGCTGTGCAACAAGGTGCCTTTGGTGGATCTAGACAGGGTGTGCAACAAGCTCTTGCAGGTGAAGGTTTGCAAAGACAACTTGCGGAAATACAGGCAACAGGTCAGCAAAAGGCTTTTGAAGATGCACAGCGACAATTTGGTGCAGACAGAGAGTCTAGAATGGCAGCAGAAAAACTTGGATTAGGTGCGGCTGACGCTCTTACACAACAGGGTATGCAGTTAGCTTCATTAGGAGAGAAGGCTAGAGCAGGTGATATTGAGTCTGCACAGTTGTTAGAAAAGATAGCTAAAGACAGACAGGCAAGAGATCAAGCAGGACTTGACTTAGATTACGAAGATTTTGTTAGACAAAGAGATTATCCAAGAGAGCAGTTACAGTTTTACTCTTCATTGTTAAGAGGTATACCTGTACAGCCGTCTACTGAAACAACTAAATTTCAGCAATATAATCCTGTAAAAGATTTACTTGGCACAGGTATAGCTGGTTTAGGATTATATAAAGGGATAGCAGGCTAATGATGAATTTATTACAAGTTCAAGATGATTTAAAAAATTTTTCTCAAGATCAGCTTGTTAAAGAAATGCAACAGCCTAGTGGCTCTACACCGCAATTTCTCGTTTTATCTGAATTAAATAGAAGAAAAAGAGTTAAGGGTGACTTTGAAGCTAGGCAAGCACAGCAACAACCTACAGTGGCTGAAGAAGCTGTAGCATCAGCAGGTGTGCCTCAACAAGGTATGATGGGTATGCCTGAAGCAATGGCTCCTCAAAGTGCAGTATCAGAAGGTGTGGGTACAAGCGCACCTATGAAGATGGCCTCTGGAGGACTAGCGCAGTTTGGTAATGAAATAAGAAATAGCATGGGTCAAGAGATAGATCCTTATTTAGATGGTGTGCAACAAGAAGCAGAGCAAAAGTTTAATATTGATTTAGATAATAATATGGACAGAGTGCCACCAATGATGTCTCAACCCAGACCTCATTTAGAAATGCGTCAACCTTTTATGGGAAGAATTCCTCCACCACAAATAGGTATAGGTGGTAAAGGTATGGTTAGACCTGCAGTTATGCCTTCAGTAGATTTAAGAGAACATCAGCCTATTAGTGGTCAATTAAGAAATGTACCTTTTGGTGGTCAGTCTAGAAGATTTGCAGAAGGTGGCGTTATAAAAGCACAAGATGGATTGCCAAAAGAAACAAATTATGGTGATGAGTTTTTAGAATATATTAAAGGTATGCCTCAAGCTATGCTTGATAATAAAGAAGCATTAAAAAATTTATTTGTTCCTGAAGAAGATGATACAGGCTTTACTAGTATGATGAAAGGCTCTGCAAGAAATATAGGATTAATACCTGAAGGATTTTCTAATATAGCAGAAGGCGGCTATGATTTAGCAAAAAAAGTTACAGATCCAGTTTATAATTTTTTTACACAACCCGGAAACCAAGAAGAAGAAGAGTTAGAAGATGCTAAAGATATGGATCAAGCATTAAATGATGCAGTATCTAAACAACCGGAGAAAAAAACTGAACAAAAGTTAAATTTAACTTCTAAGGACACACCATTAACTATTGAAGAAGAATTGTTAAAAAGACAAGCTGATTTAAGTAAATCAAAAGATTTTGATAAGTATATGGCATTAGCTCAAGCAGGATTAGCTATAATGGCATCTGATAAACCTACATTAGCAGGTGCTATAGGAGAAGGTGGCACAGCAGGGCTGACAGCTTTTAATGAAGCTAACAAGAGATATGAAGAAGGATTAACAGACATATTGAATGCGCGCAGCAAACTTAAACAAGCTCAAATAAAAGCAGGAACAAAAGGACAGTTAACAAGATCAAATGCATTAAGCGCAATATCTTCATATAATAATTCTATTACTGCCATAAGAAAAGAGATAGGTGATTTATCTGAACTTGCTGGTACACCCGGTGTTGATGACCAAATAAAACAATTACAACAACAAATAATTGAACTTGAAACAGAAAAGTCACAGTTGTATGATTCAGCTAAGATAAGACCTAGAAACTCAATACTTGTTAAGGATTTACCTGCGTCTCAAAAGGAAGCCTAAATGGGAATGTACTCAACTATAAGTCCTGTATCTGGAAAGTTATATGACTTTGAGATAGAGGGGGATAATCCAAACCCTGAAGAGTTTGACAAGATACAAAACTTTATATCTAACGATGGTGTCCTTGTTGAGGGCCCTGCAGAAGAAGCGGCCTCAGATGAGGAAGGTGGACTATTAACATTTGGTAAGTCTACTCTTGGAGGAGCGCTTTCTAGCTTTGCCCAAATACCCGGTGGTCTATCAGCTCTTGGAGAGTATGTTGGTGGATATGATATAGGATCTACAGACTTTGGTAAGGCTGCACAAGAATGGTCTAATGAAAAAGTAGAATCATTACAAAATACATTTGATATGAATGAAAGTGTCTCTAGTAAATCTGGACAGGCATTAGGTTCTTTATTGTCATTCTTTGTTCCGGGTACAGCTGTAGCCAAAGGTGCAAGTTTATTAGGTGGCGGAGCAAGACTGGCAGGTGCTAGTGCTTTAGGAACAATGGCTACACAAGGTGCCGCATTACAATCTGCTGATCAATTAAATAGAATGGCAAATTTTATTGAGAATGGTGGTGAAATAGATGAAGACACCAAAAGAAATGCTGTAGCATTAAGTGGATTGTTAGGAACAACAGAAGCCTTACCTTTCACTCCTATGTTTAGAACTCTTGGTACTGCCATGAAGATTCTTAAAAAAGTCCCTAAAGACGCTACAGATGCTGCATTGCTAACAATAGGCGGCAGGTTAAAAAGAGCATTTGGTGTTGGGTTAGCGGAAGGTAGCCAAGAAGTTTTTGCTGGTGTTGTTCAAGATATGATTGAAAAGGGACAATACAATCCTGATTTAGAGGTTGGTCAAAGTGCTTATGATGATGCAGTGTACGGTGGTGGAGCGGGTGCCGCATTAAATCTGGTTATTGATAGTGTAAGAGGAAGACAGTTAAACAAGTTTTATAAGAAAGAAATGCAGCTTGACGCTGATATAAAAGATTTAAATAGACAGGCATTAAAAAGAAAAGAAAACTATGACAATTACTCTAAGTCATTAAAGCCAGTTGCTGAAAACGAAGAACAAAGCCCTACTGAAAAAATAGAAAAATCAGTTGTCCCTGAGTCTATAGAAGAACTTAAGACTAAAGGTGAACAAAATGCGTCAGCTATTATGGCGGCTGCCAGAGAAACAAACCAGCCTTTCTTAGGTATATCTTTACAAAATTTACCAAAACAAGAAGCAGAGAGAATTGCTAAGCGTAGATCAATGCTCGGTATGGATCTTAGTGCGGAAGTTTCTATTGAAGAATTAAAAGATGTTATTGGTGCTAGTGCCGCGCAAAGAGAAATGGGTAAGCAAAAACCTATACTTACACAACAAAAAGAAGATGCTGAAAGCGTTAAGAATAAACAAGCAGCTATTGCAATAGAAGATCTGATTGTAAATGGCAAAATTAGCAAAAATGCATTAAAAAAATCTTTACAAAATGTTTTTGGTGACTCTGTAAAGATAACAAACGCAACTGTTGATAACTCTTTAAAATCTTTAGAGCAAGAAGGTCTTATTACTAAAGATAAAAAAGGTAGATATATTAAAGCAGATGAAAAAGTTTTGGATATCAAAGCGAAGTCAGATGCTATAAATCAAAGAGCTAAAGAAATACTTAATCTTCAAAGCAAAACTGTATCTGAAGAAGAAAAAGATGCGCTTGCTCAAGAATATTTAAAATTAAAGGATGAGGCAGACATATTAGAAGCTGCTTCTAAGAAAGTAAAAACAGAAAAAACAGAGCAGGTAGATGCAGATAATGTTGTTCCTGATTACACATCAAAAACAAAGTCTGATCAAGCTGCAAAATCACCTTATACAGATGAGTATAAGTTAAAATTAACTTCTGTACTTAATAATTTAAAAAAACAATTAAATGATATGGGTATAGGCGATGTTAATTTACAAGGTAAATCAATTATTGCGGATGATAAAGGCAACCTTAATCCTGCTATAGAGGGTTATTTTACATCAACTCCTGATGGTAAGCGTATTATTGGCTTGGCTATGGACTTATATGATCCAAATCTTACAGAGGCACAACTAACAAAGAAATTATCTGGTGTTTTAAACCACGAAATAATACATGCCTTAAGAGATATGGGTGCCATTACTGATGCTGATTATGCTATTTTAGTTACAGCGGCTACAAAAAGAAAATATGTAGCAGAAGTTAACGGAAAATTTGAGACAAAAGAATACACATATATGGAAAGAGCTACAGCCATATATAGAAATCAAGAAGGCATGACTGAGGAAGGGTTGCAAGAAGAAGCTGTTGCAGAAATGTTTAGAGACTATGCAAATGGCAGATTTAAAGTAGTTGGCAAGCCTAAAGGTTTATTTGACAGAATAGTTAGAATTATAAAAGCTATATTTACAAGTAATTATGATGCTGGATTTACTAAGTCTAATCAAATATTTGCTAATATTGCTTCTAGTAAGACAGAAACAGAGATTAAAAAGAGGCAAACCACTCCAAAAGCTGCCAAAAGTAATGAAAAGTTCTCTACTGCTGGTGTTGTTGCCGGGTACATAAGACCTGAGCTAGGTAATATAGAAAGAATAAAGCAATCATTTACAGACGTTACTGCTAGACTAGACGCACTCCAGAAATCAGCAAAAAGATTATCAGAAGGTAAAATTACATATGAGCAGTATGATAAGTTAGTAAATAAAGTAAAGCCGATAGTGCCGTATGAAACTGTACCGGCACCTGCAACAGTTGAAGAGATGCGTTTTGCACTGACTGATAAACAAGCAGAAAAAATAAATGCTTTGGATAATGTTCCAGAAGGAACTGAAGTACAGTTAAGATTAGATATCCCAGCTTATACAAGAAAAGGGGTTTGGGTTCCGACAATACATGGCTCTGCTGAAACTGTAAGACTAGGATTATCTAAGAATAAAGATGCCCCAATATCACATGACAGTGTAGCAATAGTAAATAATGCAAATTTTTTAATGGGAACCGCAAAAGAAGAAAAGGGTTTAAAGGTAGCTATGGGTGGGGCAAAGAGTCCTTTTGCTACCATAGAAGGTAACTTAGAGAAAACTACGCCTGATGCAGCTCATGCAGAGGCTGTAGCGGCTATGAACGACCCGTCATATGTTCAGGTTGGATATGATCCTGAAAGACATTCATATTTTTATGACAGAATGACTACTCAGCCTGTTGCTTCTGCGGACCGTGTTATACAGGTCGGCCCATTAGTTATGGCTAGAAACCCTGTATTTGAAGGTAAGTCTAATTTTAAATATTCTAAGATATCAGAAACATCTGAGGGATTTGAAAATAGGTTAATAGGTTTTATAAAAGACAATCCTGATGGTTTCACAATAGATCCTGATACATTTATTATTCCTAATAAAGGCAAGGCGGTTGCTCCAGTTAAGGCTGCTGAGATCGTAACAAGACCTGAATTAATCACACCTAGTCTAATAAGAGATTTTGCTAGGAATGTGCAGATAATGACCAAAATAGTTGGTGGAGCAAGTTTAGATAATAAAGTTTATGCAGGTGGATGGTTAAATAAAAAGACAGAAGATAATCCTGATGGTGATGGTTTGTTTTATCTAGATGCAACTATGGTTATTGAAGACCCTAGAGATGCATTATATACTGCAGAAGCAGGAAATCAGTTAGCAATTTTTGACTTAGGAGAGTTCTATGAAACAAAAACCGAAGAAGGAATCCGAAGACTCAAACAAGATCGTACTTACAGTAGCGACCGCAGAGCAAGAATTGGATCAAATATACGACAATATAGTCAAGAATTTGTTGAGGCAAGGCGTGAAGATCCATCCGGACAAAGAATAAAATATTCTACAATAAGCCAAAACCCAATAGAACTAGCTACTGAAAGACTCGGCCCGAATGGCAAGCCTCTCATAGAGTTCACTGTTGCAAATCAATATACCACAGGAATGATTGATCCTTTTACAGAACCAAAGGAAGGTCAAGAGCCAAAAACTGGTGTTTTTAATGTTCAGCCAGAATATCAAACTGATCCAGAAAAAGCCACAGAAGCTAAAGCAAATAATGTTCTTGTAGCTCATGCCCCATTAAATCATGCCAAAGCTAAGGGATACGAAGTTTTTGCGGGTAATGCTGCTACGTTTGATATATTTTCTGATGACCCAGCTATAGCAGAAAAAGCACAAGAAGATGTAGCGACTATGATGGCAGCTGAAGGATTTGCGGCACATAATCAAGATCAAAGCGCTTTAGGGTGGTATGACAGAACATTAAAAGCTGCTAAAGCATTACTGCAAGACCCTGACGTTGGTCTTTATCAAGATATAGCAAAGAATGTTGATAATAGATTAGCATTTGATTGGGCATTAAGTGTTACATCTAATGGTATTGGTGCTGTTCCTAATTTTGGTTATGCAGGTAAAATTTATGATGCTTGGGTTAATTCAAGTGAAGTTGTTGAAGATAGAAGGTTTCCAATACAAGGTTGGGGAGATTCTGCCAAATCAATGGAAAATTCTTTTGCATTTTATAATGCGTTAAAGAATCAAGGTCAAAGTTCTGAGCAAATATATGAGCTTATGAATATGAAGACTACTCCTGCCAAGTTAAGGCAAGACCCTAGAATAAAAGGTTTGTTATTAACTATTCCTAGAGAAATAGCTAAAAAAAGATCAACAGTTAAAAATCCAGTAGGTACTGAGATTCCTTATAAAGTACCTGCTTCTGAGTACTCAACAACTGAAGTTACGGGATCATATGTTATTGGTGCTAAGATAGGAGAAGGATTTTTTCAAAATCTTAGTGGCAACTATGATGCTTTGACTATGGATATGTGGTTTATGAGAATGTTTAATAGACTTATAGGTAGACCTTTTCAAAAACCAAGAAAACAAGTAACATTAGATGCTAATTTTGATAGAGTTTTAAATAATTTACAGGGTATAAGCACAAGAAAAAATAAAACTTTATATGCAGATCCGTTAAATGAATTTGACATAAATGAAATTGAATATGCCATGAAAACTATGGGCATAGATAATGTTACAAGAGGCAATGCTCTTGAGTTTTCTAAAGTATTAAGTGATAATTTTCAAACTAAATTTGGAAGTAAAGAGTTTGAAGGTAATAGACCAGTAAAAACAGAAATGCAAAAAGCTGCAGAAAGACTTGTGGCAAATCATGAAAATCAATTACAAGAAGACCCTACAAATGGTGGAGAAAGACTTGTTATAAGAAAAATAACTAATAGAGCCAGAGAAATATTAAAAGATGGATCTGGTGGTAAAATAGACCTAACTATGGCTGACTTTCAAGCACAGCAATGGTTTGCAGAAAAAAGATTTTGGTTTGCATCTGGTGTTAGAAAAGGTCAAGGAGATGACAACGACTACTTAGATGGAGCTATACAATTATTAAAAGAAAGAGGAGTAAGCAATGAAAGAATCGCAGACGCAATCACTAGGATCGCCCCAGCAGAGCGAGGCAGACTCTTTAGTGTCTCAGGTTCCCTTAGACCAGATGGACAACTTCGCAAAGGCGATGATAGAGATTCTGCAGGAGAGCAAGGAACAAAC